TCAAGTACGCCAATGTCGGCTGGCGAGTCTTTCCCATCGTTCCCGGCGAAAAGCGTCCGGTCTACAGCGGCTGGCAGAAAGATGCGACGACCGACCCGAAGATGTGTCGGCAGTATTGGCCTGACGGCCTGAACCGGAACATCGCCGTCGTCTGCGGCGAGACCTTCGATGCGTGGGACATCGAAGTCCAGCACCTTCCGGTCTTCCTCGACTACATGCAAACGAATGGGTACGTCCTGCCCGAGAGCCCCATCGCCAATACCGGGCGCGGCGGGATGCACATCCTGACCGAGCCGACCGGCGTTGACGGGACCCGCTACCTCTATCTCAATGGAACACATATCGGCGAATTGAAATCGACGGGCGGGTTCATCCTGCTCTGTCCAAGCGTCACCACGGGCCAATATTCGTGGAAGTGGACTCCGAGCCGCATGGCGGTCCAACCGGCCCCTGCGTGGCTCCTAGCCCTGCTGGAGCGGCCAAAAGGCGCCGTCCGCAAGTTCCCGACCACGGTCCACTCCGTCGATGAAGGCGTGCGTCGCTTGGAGGCACTGGCGGTGGCCGTCGCCACCTGCGGCGAGGGAAGCCGAAACAACTACCTGTACTGGGCCATGCGACGGGCACTGGACGAAGGCATCCCACCACGTTTCGCGGCCGATGCCCTGCGTGCGGCGGCGACCAAAGCGGGCCTGACCGACCACGAAACGAAGCAGACCATCCAATCGGCATACGATGTCGAGGGTTCACGGTGAGCACGATGGGCATGGACGAAATCCGTGCAGCGTGGACCGAGATGGAAGCCAAAGGGACGTGGAAGCCCGCACCCGGTGACGCCCTCCATGAGTGCGATTTCCTGCGGGTCGGGTTCCGGGCGTACGGATTGGAGGCAGCCGACCATTCATGGCGGCTCGACGTTACGAAGCTCGACTTCGGCAGCAAGGACCCGACCGCCCTGCTCGAAGTCCACGCTCCCAAGCACGATGCCGCATTCGGGGACCTCGGCGATTTCGTGTTCAATTACTCAATCGGAATCAACGGTGGCTTGAACTTCAAGCATTGCATCGCCCGATTGGCAAAGACGCTCGGCGGAAGCGACTCCGATTGGGACCGCCGCGTCACGTACCTGATAGCCAAAGCCAAACAGGCCAATGCCGGGACGGGCAACGGGACCTTCTCGACCACGGGAGTGCCCAAGGTGGCGACCCCGCCGCCGTTCGTCTTTCAGGGACGGATGCGAACCGGGCGGACGATGTCGATATTCGGTCCCGGTTCGGCGGGCAAGACGACCATCGTCGATGGGCTCATCGCCTCGGCCTGCTCTGGGACAGAAGTTGTGCCGGGCTGGCGACCTTCCCGTCAGTACGCCTGTCTTGTGCTCGATTGGGACGAGGGGCGCGAGGAAGAAGAAGTCCGCCTCGCCGCCATCTGCCACGCCTACGAAGTCGAACTGACAGGCGGCTACCACTACAAGCGGATGAGTCGCCCACTATCAGATATCGCCGACGAGATGGGCACGTACATCGTCAGCAATAACATCGATATCGTGGTCGTCAGCCCAGTCGGCAAGGCAACCCGCGACCACGGCGACAACATCAACGCCCCGGTTGACGAACTGCATGAGGTCTTGCGCACGTTCGGCACGACGAACATCCTGATAGACCACGTGACCGGGGCGAACATGAAGGGCGGCGCCGAGCGTGAGTTCGGCGCGGTACGCAAGCGCGACAACGTCCGCGGTTCGTATTCGCTCTACCCGCAGAGCGAAAGCGTCGGCGAGCGAGTCGTCGTGATGAAGAACACCAAGGCCGACGCTATGTCGCCGAGGTTGGCCCCACAGGCGGTCAGGATTGAGTACGAGCCGCCCGAAGGCAATGACGGCATCTACGACAGCATCTGCTTTCGCTCCGACGAAGTCGTCGAGCAGGGCGGTGAGGTCGCTTACGGCGGTCAGGTTCCCATGCGGGAAGCGCTACGCGACCTGCTACTCGCCGAGCATTTGACCATTGAGGAACTGGCGGCGCGAACAGGTGCCCGCATCCCATCGGTAAAGGCGTGTCTATACCGATATCGCGAGCAGTGGTTTGCTCGTCTGTCGTCTGGGAAATGGGAAGTGCTACCGGGAGCTAGTATCAGTAGTAGCAGTGCTACTAGTAGTGCTACTGACTCCCCTCTCTCTAGGAGTATGTAGCGCGCTTAGTAGCGCTACTACTCTCTTTAGAGAGGTGCTACTGCTACCGAGGAAGAATGAGATGACCAGAGCCCGCAAGGTTGACCCGGCAGTCCTTGAACGCGAATACATCTTCGACTCGGGCAATCCGCCAGTATCCCTGACCGACCTAGCCGACAAGTACGGCATGGCTCGCAGTGGTATCGCCGACAAGGCCCGCACTGGCCGCTGGTATGAGCGGCGCATTGAGTTCCGCGAGCAACTGGGCGAAAAGGTCGTGGCCGCGCTCGGTGACAAGTGGGTGGCGTACGAGACGGCGACCCGTGAGAAGATGATGAACGTCGGGCTGAAGTACCTCGACAAGTACGTCGAGGCGCTCGACAAGGACGAAATCAAGGTTTCGACCCGCGACATGCTCGGCATGGCCGCGATGATACGAACCCTGCTCGGCGACTCGGTCGTCAACCCACGAGGAGAGGAGGCGCTGATTGACCCAGATACTGCGCCGCTCTCACCCGACTACTACCGTCATGCCCTCACCGTCATCGAACGGCAGCTAGGCAGTGGAGATGTCGGACCGGCCGATGAGCCGGGACATGCTGGAGAAACTGCGGAGGCAGGCTCTTAGGGAACTCGCCAAGACCGACATCTACGCCTTCGGTGAGTACGTCTTCGGGTATGTCCCGGCGCCGCACCACCGCCAGATGGTCGATTTTGTCTTGGAGCGTATCGCCAAGCGCGAGAACGGCATCGTCCTCGCCCCGCGTGGCAGCGCCAAGACGACGTGGCTGAATACCATTCTCAACTGCTTCCTTGTCGCGACGAACCCCGATATCCGCATCGGCCTGTTCAGCCAGAAGGACAAGAAAGCCGAGGCGATGAGTTCGGCCATCCGCTGGACCATCAGCGAGTCCGAGGCGTTCAAGGAGGTCTTCGGCGACCTGCGCTCCCCGGCCAAGTGGACCGACGCCGAGTGGCTGCGCAAGGGCAGCAAGTGGTCGTCGAGCAAGGACCGCACGATGGTCACGGGCGGCGTCAACAACTCGTCTGCTGTCAGCAAGCGGCTCGACCTCGTCGAGTGCGACGACATCCTTGACGCCGAGAATACCTACAACATCGACCGGCGCGAGAAGACCGAGGACTGGTTCTGGAAGACGATGAAGCCCGCGCAGGCAGCGGAGGGTGCATCGGTTATCGTGTTCGGGACGGTCTGGACCGAGGGCGACCTGTACGAGCGTCTGGTCGAGACGAACAAGTGGCCGAGCCTTATCATCCCGGCCATCACCGAGGACGATGACGGCAACGACGTTTCGTACTGGCCGACGGTCTGGCCGCTCGAACGGCTGTATACCGAGCGCGAAGACATCGGTTGGGACAACTTCGCCTGCTCGTACCTGAACGACATCTCGGGCAGCCGCGAGGGCTTCATCTTCAAGCGCGAGTGGTACGACTACTTCGACGAACTGCCGCAGGACCGCCACTACACCCTGACGATGGGCGTGGACCTTGCCAGCAGCGAGCGGGAGCGGGCCGACTTCACCGCCCGCGCCATTGTGGCCGAAGACGAACAGCACCACCACTGGGTGCTCGGGACGGTCAGGGTCAAGACCGAGTCGGGTCACCGCCAGTTCGTCAAGGACGGCGCGGCGGCCTATCCCGGTATCAGCAAAATCGTCATTGAAACCAACCAGCACCAGTCCACCTTGGTCCAAGACCTCCTGAACGAGACGAGCCTGCCCGTCGTGGGCCGCCGGACCGATACTGACAAGCGCACCCGCGCTCGTGCCGTCGCCGCTCGCTATGAGTCGCATCGGGTCCACCACCACCGCTCTCTGAAGGGCGGCGAACTGGAGGCCGAGCAACTCGGCTTCCCGAAGGGCCACGACGACCTGATAGATGCCCTAGGACTGGCGATGGACGTGCTTTCGGTGTCTGGGTCCTTTGCGGCGGTCCCCATGGCTCTCCGTGGCTCCACGGCGGGCACAGAGGACACTGGGCAGGAACTCCGCTTCAACACCGGGCCACGTATCGTGCCGGGCTACATCGCCCAGATGCTGACTGGCATCGAAACACCCCGCTTCACCTACGAGGAGGCGCTCATGGCCGCGAACCAACGCGCCGAATCAACCTTCATCAGCCAAGCGATGTTCCGTGGTCGCTGAGACGCGCCCGTCTCCTCGCGCCTTGGTGCCGGTAGCCGTACCAGTCGTCGAGACACGACTGTCGGTCATGGACCAAGTTCGTAAGTTCCTCCAGCCCAAGACCAGCCCGGCCAATGTCCCGACGTATGCCGATGCGTACGCCGGGGCGGTCCAGTTCGTGACCAACAACGTCGCCCTGTCGCGACCGGCTGGAGCGGCGACCTATCGGGCATGGGCGGCCACCCCATGGGTGTTCGCTGCCATCAACATTCGCAAGAACCAGATTGCTGCCGCCGAGTGGGACATCGTCCCGTTCGACAACTCCAAGCGGGTTCCGGCGCGGACGCAGCAGCGCATTCGCGACCTGTTCGACCAGCCGAGCGCCAAACTCGACTCGTTTCAGTCGTGGGCCTCGACGCTTATCGACGACCTACTCACGCTCGACGCGGGGGTCATCGAGAAGGTCCGCTATCCCGACGGGGTCATTGCCGAGTTGTGGCCGGTGCGCGGCGAGTGGATTAGCGTCGATGAGCGCTGGGACGGGTCTGACCCTGGCAAGCCGCGCTACTACTTCATCCCCGACGGCACCCTGCGTGGGACGTTCTCGAACGAGGACATGGTCTACATGCTCGCCAATGCGCGGGCGAATTCGGCAGTCGGGCTGTCGCCCATGTCCATCCTCTCGTCGGTCATCGACTCCGAGTTGCAGGCGATGGAATACAACCGCCGGATGGTCATGGGGGCCGCGCCCGATGGAGCGCTGAATATCGGCGACGACGCGCCGCCCGAAAAGGTAATAGAGACCTCCGCATTCTTCCAGAACAAGATTTTCGGACAGAGTTCGATGGCTGTCATCGGTGGCTTCAAGAGCCCGAATTTCATCAAGTTCCGTGACACCAACCGCGATATGCAGTTTCGTGAGTGGCAGGACTTGCTTATCCGCTGCATTGCCGTTGTGCTTGGGTTGGCTCCGATGGACCTCGGCATCACCTTCGACGTGAACCGCAGCACGGCCGAGCAGGGCGCGCAGAACACCGATGACCGCGGGCTGCGCCCGTTGATGAGCCTGTTCCAGAAGTACATGACCCGCGAAATTGTGTGGGACAAGTCCTTCGGCGGCAAGGCGAACAACCTTCAGTTCGTGTTCAAGTCGCTCAACCTGAACGAGACGAAGGCCAAGGCTGACATCAACCGTGTGGCGATGCCGGGCGTACCGTGGAAGACCCCGAACGAGGCCCGCGTGACCGATGGCCGGGCGCCGATTGGGGACGGCGAGGACGAGGTCAACGTGTTCAATCACCTCTTGACCAATACCCCGAAGGGGATGCTCGACCTGACGACTGGCACGTACATCGGCGAGGAGCAGTTGGCGAAACTTCAGCAGGAAACGCAGACGACGGTCGCCGAGGCGCAGGGCGAGATTGACAGTGCAAATGCCGACCAAGCAGCGCAGAATGCCAAGGATGTCGCGGCAGCCGCTCCAAAGCAGCCCGCGCCAGCGAAGGGAGCGCCGCCGAAGTGAGACGAATCTGCTACAACTTCGAGCCGTCGGGCCATCGCTTTGAGCCGCTCGATGGCTACAAGGTAGAGGGCGCGGATTTCGTATGCCGTCTGTTCTGCCCTCGCTGTGGCCGCATCTCGGTTGCCATGACCGACAACAATACTGCATTCTGGAACGTGAATGCGCTTCCGCCTGAGTCGCAGGTGGACTTCATGTCCAACCCGCTCGTCATTCGTAAGACGGATGCCTAGTTCTCTGACGCTTCGGGTGTTTTATGGTTCGGGAGCGGCGACCGAATCGGCCGCCCAGACGGCCATCCACCTAAGCAACGCCGATGGGTTGACGAGCGGCGGCATCGACGCTGGTAGTTATTCGTACGAGCGCTGGTTGGCCCTGCGGGTGGACACCGCCCCGGCGGTGGGGGTATCGAATTTCTGGCTCCAGAACGACGGCGTCCTACCGGCCGATGTCATCCTTCGTTTTGGTATCGCTGATGTGCCGCAGACCCCGGTCGCCACGCAGAGCACTATCGCCACGATGGAACTGACGC